TCTGATAAGTCCACGCTGTTTAATGTAACACTAGCGTCTGTTAAAACAAATTTTGCCAATGTGTACTCCTTTCAGTACTAATTGTATATATTATAAATGAATTGTAGTCTTGTTTGTTATTCTATGCCGATAGTTGCGTGAATACCAAAACTTGGATCAGTTCCAGATATTGTATACGATAGTCGCCAATAATCATCAGTAACTGCACCTGCAACACTTTGAAAATCTGATCCTATTGCTGTTATATCTGTAAAGGTTATACGATCTGTTGGACTTGTAAAACTAGCGTTGTCATCTGATTGTAATTTAAACGTAACTGTTGGTGTTGATGTACCACTAACGCTATAACAATGTATTGCTACGTATGCTTTTTCAGCTGATGTTAAAGCACCTAATTGATACGCTGCACTATTACCTGTTGCTGTTAGGTCGCTATCTAACGCCACTGTACCTCTTACAACAATATCTGATGATTGTGATTTAGATATTGTAAACGGTGCTAACTCGCCTACTGTACCAAACATTTGATAACTAAATAATGTTGACTTCATAAAGTAAGCTGTGTTACCTACACCTGCGTCTGGTATGGTTGTAACAACTAATTCGTTGCCTATGCTTGTACCAAGTAGTGCGTCTGGTAGGTTTGCCCCGGCTTCATAAAAACCGTCCATTGATAACGTACTATCTTTTAATCCACCTAAAAGTGATCTAAAACCACCACTATTAATTGTGGTTGCGTCTTGTTCTTCTGCTGTAATATCTAGGTTAACGCTAGTTATGTGACTTGATAGATCATAACCACCACTAAACACTTTGCCGTCATTAAAAACATATTTAGCCATTATCTACTTCTTCCCACGCTTCATTAATATCTGGTGTACTTTTATCATCTTTTTTATACGTACCGTCTTTTTTTCTAGCACGTCTTTTTTTAATTGTAGTAGGTTGTATGTGTCCACCTTTAATTAATGACTTAGCAATATTTTCATCATCAATAGTTATAGTGTCGCCCTTGACTTTATCCATAACTTTTTTATTACCAATTATCTTATATTTCGCCATTAGCTACCTTTCGTGTACACTTGTATTTCTAAATTAGCACCTACGCCGTCAACACCGTTTAAATTAACATCAGCTGCGTAATTGCTCATATTTACTACCCTTGCGTCTGTATCGCTTAGACCAAGTGTTTTATTATTATATATTATTTGTCGTATGCTTGATGATCCACTACCTGTAACAAATGCGTCTAATTTATCTTGTGCTGTTCTACTATCTGCACGTTGTACTGCAACTAACATATCAAATGTATAGAGGTCTGTTCCACGTTGCATTGCTAAATCAAACTCTATTGCACTTGGTATAAAGATTGCTACCGGGAAGTTTATAGCGTTATCTGGTACTGTGTCATAACAACGTATGCCACTTATGTTGCCAACAGTTGTTTTTAAACCGTCCCTAATCTCTGATAGTGTAGCCATTACGCCATACCATAAACTGTGCCTTTGCGAAATGGTGCAATCATACGTGTAATTTCTCTGTTTTGTTGTATATTTACTACACCGAAATCGCCGACACCTGCAACGCCCAATGGTGCGTTCCTCATTGCAAACAACTCACTAGCTAACATTAATGTAGCTTGTCGTATTTGCTCTGGCACACTTGCGTAACCCCAGTTAGCTGTAATTTCTGCCCTAGGTCTGTTGCTTGAAAAATCTAATGGCCATTCATTACTACCGTCGGATATTAATTCAATAATGTAGTAAGGATTGCCTGTTATACCACCAACTATACCGTTTATAGGTAGCACTTGGTAGTAATTACTTGCAACGGTAACTTCATACGTTCCGTCATCATCATCATCATATTTAACAACTAAACCTGTTGTTGTACTTATATCATCTACACGAAGTCTGTATGGATCGTTTGTAAAAAACTTTCTTGCCGAAGCTGATCCGTCTGCGTAGAAGTAACGACCACAAAATGTATCAATCTGCCTACTAGCTGCATTAATTGCGTCGTCTAGTAGATCATTGTCTTGACTATCGTCGTTTGGTATTCCAACAAACGCTTTTAATTCATTTTGAGTACAGTAGCCGTTAGTTATGGACATAGGTTATTTACCTTTTTTTCGGCCTTTACCTTTGCCACCTTTCATTGTTTTACCGTAACTTTTACCTTTTGGCATTGTTACTTTTTCTTTTCTACTTTTTTTTCGGCTTTAGGTTTTGCAGTTTTTGTTTCAACTTTTCCACCTGCTGCTTTAATAGCTTTTTTAACTTCCTCAGCACGTTTTGCCTTTCCGTAGATTTCATAATGCTTTAATTCTTTCTTTAAAGCGTCTATTAAACTTTTTTTATCTTTTGCCATAATGTTCTTTCTAAGGGTTTAGTGTGTCGGTTGCCCGACACACATAAACCAATTTAATTAAAAGGTTGGTGTAACCAATCCTGTTCCAGATATTTCTGAGATACCACTTGGATATCTTCCAGAAGCAAATGCGTTGTATCCATAAACAACCATTTTTGTTGTTAATGATCCAGCGTTTGTTTCTTCAAATTTTAGTTGGAAGATGTTATCTTCAAATAAAATCATATCATCTGTTTTCATAATAAGGATACTATCCTCATTTGTTCCTGTACCCTCGTTTGTAGGTATGTTAGCGTCGGTTATAACTGGAAGTCCTAAAAGATTTCCAACTACGTTACCGTAAGCTGCTGCTTCGCCAACACCTACTGCGTTGTCTGGGTTGTTACCAGCTGGAACTACTAACGGTCTGTTAGAACTGTCAAGTCCTGCTGTAATGAAACCCCAACGTCTTGGGTGCATAACAATAGCTGTTGCCGGTGCAAATCTGTTTGAGTTTACCTCTTGAATTGCGTCGGCTAATTTAGGATAAAGTTCAGCAACAGTTGGACTTGCGTCTGTATATGTTGTTGTATTTATTGATCCTACGTTTTTTATTCCTAATGGTTGTCCGGAAGATCCAGAACCATTAATTAATAATGCGTCTAGCTTTGAGTAGTAAGCTGCAACAAGGTCGCCAAAAATGATGTTTTCTAAGCTAAAGCCCGGTTGTCCACCACGCTCTAATGCTTGTCTTGAAACATCTTGTTGACCTGCAACAGTATCAACGTTTACAGTCAATAGTGTATCGTCAATGTTAGTTTCTGATACGGCTGAGTTCTGTGTAGCTTGTTCTGCTGCTGTTGATCCAGTAGTAATTCTGGATACTTCTACTTTCATACCAAATGCTGGTAATGGTTTTTTAGGTACAGCGTTATATACTGCTGATCCTGCTCTTGCAATAGGTGCGTACTCATCAACTAAGTATTGTGGTACAACTAACCCTGTAAAAGCACCAGTTCCAACATCTCTAGCTTCAAACTCTTGGTGTTTGTTAAGTCTTTCTTGTGCTGAAAAATCGCCACTTTGTGAACGATAAGCGTCTGCCATAAAACTATGATCGCCGTCTTTACGGTACATATCTGGTTCTACAACCTCTACGACTGCTTCCCTTTCGCCCAAGTCATCATCTTCAACACCAAGTTCTTGTCTGCTTTCTTTAACTGCTTTAAGAGTTTCAGCTGCTTCTCTTGCTTCGTCTATTTTTACGTTTAAGTCCTTGATTTCAGCGTGAAGTTCTTTTGATCTATCAAATTTAGCGTCAAAATTTTCCCCTGCTTCTAATGTTTCAAGTTCTTCAACTAGACCGTCAAGTTCTGCAACTTTGCTATCTCTAGCTTCTTTTAATTTTTGCAATGTTTTTCCTTTGTGTCTTGTTTTTATACTTCTGCGTAAGGTGTAATTAATAAGTGTGATACACGGCTTTAATTACGGCGTTACGTCTTATTTGCGTATGTTATCCCTTTCAAGTTGCATTTTTAACAACTCTACTTTAGGATTACTACGCTTTTTATCAACGTCATCACTTTCAGCGACTTTATTAATAAAACTTTCTAAAACTTCTGTGGCTTGTTCGCCATTTCTTGCTTCTACTAATTCTTTGTGTAGGTTATCAAGTTCAACACCTCTAAGTTTTGCACCTGCCCAAGGATTAGCCGGGTAGGTTACAACTGATACATCAAATAATCTAGCTTCTGTAACTTCCCTGTTTTCTTCTCTTGCGTCAAAATCATCACGAATAGCTGCAAACGCAAATGACATTTCGTTTAGATCGCCACGTTTCATTGCACTAGCTATTTCTGCAACTGTTGGGTTTGACGGATCTAGTTCGGCTTTTACAAACAATCCGTAGTCATCTTCTTCTAATTCTAATGTACCACTTGATGTTCTAGCCAATGGGATACCGTCGTGATTTACTAAAAACCTTACATCATCTTGTTCTTGTAATGTTTTCTTAAAAGCACCCGGTTTAATTGTTTCGGTGTATTGTCCTCTTTGATCTCTTACGCCGTAACCCTTGTTAAATACAGAAGCATACCCAGTAAACAACAATGTATCTTTATCATCATCATTACGTTGTTCTACTGCTGAAAATGTAAAACTTCTATTTTCGGTTTGTCTATCCATTTCTTTAAGAATAGTGTTGCGTTTTTGCATATCTATTGTTTGTGATATAGCAACTACTTTATCTATTTTGTCCATTAGCTTATACCTCTTTTTTTTCTGTTTTTCTACTTTTACATCTTTTTTATTTTTTGTTCTAGGTTCTAATTTACCGTCACTTACAAGCTGTGCAATTTTTCTATCTGCCCAGTCCCCTGCTTGTGTTGGATTAGTCCAAGGATTAGAACCCCACAACAAAAATGCCACGTCGGAAGCTCGCCAAGTATCTGGATCATTAGGATTACTTGCTTCTCTATCTAAGTCGGATAAGTGTCTTTTGTGCCACGCACCCATTCTTACAATTTTATCTATGCTTACATCTTCGCCATTAGCCATAGAACGTGCTTCACGTTTTGTTTTATCTGTAAGTCCGTCCCCAGCTTTGTTTAAATTATCTAAACCACGTTGTGCATTAGTTTGCATAAACTTTGGTGGCTTTCTATCTACTTCTCTTTTTTCTACGTCTTGATCTGTTGATTTTTCTTCTTTTTGTTTAGCTTCGTTAATTAATATTGCTTGTAATTGTTTTTCAGCTTCTTCGTGTGTTTTGTGACAACCCATTATAAAACCGTCATCAAGTTTTACAACGGCGTGTCCCTCACACTCTTTATTGTCCATTTGTATTTCGTATGGCATTAGTCTGGCCTTACTACTATTACATTTCCAGACGCACTAGAACCAATACAATACAATTCGTTGTCTTGTGGAATACGCATTGTTGTTGAAGCATTGTTTGCAAGTTCAAATCCTGTACTTGTTGTAACATTAGAACCACCTAAATATATAGACGAACCGTGTTCGTTATGTATGTATATTTGTTGATGAGAATTTACGCTATCTATAATTTTTGTTGCTGTTGTGTCGTTTACTGCAATACTTTCACTAATCATTTGGTAACTCGTTTGTTGGATCGTGTTCGTCTATACCTTGTGGTGTTGCAAGTGGATCTACTAGCCCACCTTGTAAACCTATATAAAACTTGTCGCCACCCTCATAAGGTTCTAGTTCCATTTTTGCCCTTGCTTCATTTGGTGTCATTACACCAGATGAAATAGCAACTTGAAATCCTCTAACCCTACTTAGTTGATCGCCACGTGCAAATTCGTCTGTATCTAATCTAACATATTGTTTACCCGGTAATAATGAACTAAAACCGTCCTCTATGCGTCTAATCCACGGAAGTAGTGTATGTCTTACAAATGCAAGTCCGTTACTTTCAATATTCGAATAAACGTTTGATCCGTCTTTAGATAACAGTAAATGTGCTGGTATTCTAAATACTCTTGCAATTTCATTAACTATCTGTTCACGTGCTTTTATTAGCTCGTCCCCTGCCGAAGCACTTATTGCTTTCCATTTTAAACCACCTGTAAGAACTGCTGGTTTTCTATTTCTTGAATGATTGTTTAACCAAGTTTCTTTTAACACATTAGCTTGTTCAGCTGTAAGTTCTCTATCTGTTTCTAAAACTGAACTTGGTGTACCA